TGTACTGTCTGTAGAGGTCGAGGTGCTTCCATGAGGACGATAAGCGCGGCGGCGAAAAAAGAGATATTCGCAAGTCAGTCGGGGGCGGTTTTCCTCTTTGTTTTGCAGATTGCACACAGCACGATTTCAACGATATATCTTGTAAATAACAATGAAGATGTCACATACGACGGCAATACATACACGGCTTATGCTTTCAGATTCAGCCCCCCCTCAGATAAAGAGGGGAATAAGGACAGCGCAAAGCTCCTGATTTCAAATATAGACAGGACACTTTTAGCGACAATCAGGACGATTTCAACACCTTTATCGGTCAGCGCGGCGGTGATTATGATACTACCAAACGGCACGATAAGCAAAGAGGCCGGATGGTGGGAGTTTGACCTTAAAGATATTACTTATGATGCAATGACAATTTCAGGCACCCTTTCTTTTAATTTTGAGCTTAATCATAACGCATCACAGGTGAAATATAACAATCTCTCTTTTCCGGGGATATACAGCTGATGGACTTTAACAAATACATCGGCATAGACTTTAAAGCGCACGGCAGGGACATGAGCGGACTTGACTGTTTTGGACTTGTCCGGCTTGTACTTAAAAATGAATTTAACCGGGATCTTCCCGAATGGATGGAAAACGACGAGGCGGATTTCAGCAGATTTAAAAAGATAGATGAGCCGAAACCGGGAAGCATAGGACTTTTCAGTTTTATCGGCGTTCCGGCGCATGTCGGTCTTTACATCGGAGAGGGGCGGGTCTTACATGTCGCTCCGGGTGAAATGGCAGTAGCCGAAAAGCACGACAGCAAACGATTAAAGGGACACTTGCAGGGGTGGTATGACATCAGATAAAAGACAGGTAGTGTTCTGCCCGAACGTATTTGATCCGACTCAGAAAGTCATTTCCGAGGTTGACGCATCCCTGTCTTTTCGTGAGATATACAACTCCCTGACATATTATCCGCTTGCGTACTCCGTAATCATCGACGGTGACAGAAAGATTAGCATAGACGACGTTGACGGCATCCCTGAAAGTGGAAATGTGATTATCAGGATTTTCCCGTCCGGATTTACGGATTGGATAAGTGACACGGCTCACGACATGGCGCATCCTATCGCGGGCGGAGCCGACAGCATGATAAACGGCGGGCTCGGATGGGCGGCGGCAGGTTTATTATTCGGGCCTCTCGCAATCCCTATCAGCATGGGCGGCCTAATGATGGCCGGTGCCGGTTGGCTCATAAAATACGCAACAAAAAACAGCGATCTTTCCACCGGTGAATCCGGTTCCACAGAACAGCGTCCCGATCTCAGGGGCGGCGCAAACAGGGCAAGGCAGGGCGGGCGGGTCGGAATACTGCTTGGAAAGCATTTAATCAATCCGGACATTGCCGGGAATCCGTATATATCAATATCGACAAAGGGCGTGTATAACGCAACGACAAAGAAATTGACAATGACCTATCCGCAACATTTACACCTCCTTTTCTGCGGCGGATATAACAACATGACCGTTGACACTTCATCGTACAAGATAGGCGACACGGCGTTAAATGCGACTAATTTCACATACGAGTTTTCAAGCTCTCAGGCCGGGGCGACACTAAAGGATTACCCGAAAAGGAGAATATCTCAGTCCGTCGGACAGGAATTAATAGCATCGGTTACAGCCGGGGTGGTCAAGACAACACCGACGAACACAAGAGAGGTTGAGGTCTTTATCACATTCCCGAACGGGCTTGTTAAGTTTTCAAACGGCACAAAAACAGTGCTGACCGTTGAGCTTTCCATCTGGTACAGGGAGGCCGGAACAACGAACGCATGGAATTTACTTGCACACCCGTTTATCAGGGGTGCCGATGCAGAGACAAAGAGGCTATGCTATACAAAAACGTTCGACAATGTTACATCCGGCGGGGCTGACTATAACTCTAAACGGCAATATGAGATCCTTGTTTTAGGCGGCACTTCTGAAAGTGATGATTCAAACATTGTCGACAAGGTCTATTTTGACACTCTTCAGTGCATTACAGCCGACTATTCAAGCGGTTCAGCGGTTACGTTACCCGTTCCGGCACTCGACGCGGCAAAATTGACATTGATGGCATTAAAGGTCGAGGCAACTGAGCTTGTAAATGGATCAATAGAATCGTTTAACTTTATCGCACAAAGCAATGTTCCGATTTATAGCGGTTCCGGTTCAGGCGCGGCGCAATGGGCGACGGTCGCAGCGTCAAGCAATCCGGCGGCTCTATTTCTGTATGTCCTGCGGGATCCGTACATCAATAAAAAGTATGTCGCAAATGATTATATAAACTGGGCGTCCTTTGAAACATGGTACACCTTCTGTGCTACAAAAGGGCTTGAATGTAACGCGTATATTGTCAATGAAACGCCAATAGAGGAGCTTTTAAACAGCATTTCAGGCACAGGCCGGGCAACATGGGGCATATACGACGGAAAGTTCAATGTTATTGTTGACAATACGCAGTCGACATCGGTACAGTTTTTCACTCCTCGCAATTCCTGGGGATTTACAGCGTCAAAGCTGTTTGAAGATAAACCGTCCGGACTCAGGATCAATTACATTGACAGGGACATGGCATATACCGAAACAGAGCTTATTGTTTATTATGATGACGATGTTCAGGATGACGACGAACTTGACGATTATTCCCTTTTTGGATGTACGTTCTATGCAAACGCATATAAGCAGGCAAAATATTTACTGGCCTGTATCTATTTAAGACAGGAAGTTTTCTCATTCAGTGCGGACGTTGAACACATAGTCTGTACACGCTGGGACAGAATTTCAATCAGCCATGATGTGCCTCTTATCGGCCTTGCCGCAGGAAAAGTGAAAACAATAGTCACATCAGGGGGCAATGTGACCGGAATAGAATCAGATGAAAGGGTGCTTTTTGAGCCGTCAAAGTCTTACGGGGTTATATTCAGGGATCAGACGGGCGTTGCGAGGTCTTATCAGGTAGTCAATCCGGCAACAACGGTCAATATAGAGACTGACGATCTTACTTTTACCACTCCTGTTCTGATTGCTTCATTCCCGGTCAATACGGATGATTTACTGATGTTCGGGATATTCGGCTCTGAAACGCTCGACCTTATAGTTACGGACATCGACACGGCGGATGATCTTTCTGCGAAAATATCGTGTGTGCCGTATGTCGCAGGGCTTTACACGTTTGACACTGGCACTCCCCCCGAATACGACCCGAAAATATCAATCCCCGGCGACATCTCAAAGGCGGTGATAACAGGAATTCCGATTGATCCGGCTTTATGGGGCGTTATGAACAATCAGAATCTTGGTAATACAAACAACTACAATGAGGCAATGACAGCTCTTTACGCATCGACTGAGAATGTATCGATAAATACATACGTTCCATTATTCCCGTTTTACGATTCACAGCGCGGAACTATTCTGTATTTAAACAGCGTAACCGGCACGATATATGAGAAGTCTATAAACTCGACCAGTCAGGGCGCGGAGCTTGTGGCTGATGCCGGATATGTATTCTGCATCGGTTACTATGTCAGATGTTCTGACGGATATATTTGCGATTACACCGGAACAGCGGTGGTCGAGGTTGAAGCATGGTGTCCGCAAACAGACGATTACGGCAATATCTATTATATTGACATGAGCGATCACAAAATATATAAATTTGATCCGGGTACAGAAGCAATAACAGCGGTTACGACATACGCACTTAAACATTTATGGATGAATATAGTCGACAACGATCATATGATGATACAGGATGACGGCACATTAAGCGAATCGGGCGACAACGAAATAATTCTTATTCACACGCTCGACGGCACATACGACAGTACGATAATAACGAACATTCCTGAAGTAGCGGAATTTCAGATTTACGACACTGATCTTTATATGACACTCGACACTGACTTTAATCTGAACAAAGTATCAGGCGGGGCATCGCTTCTTTTTGTTCCGGGCGTAGCTCAGTACGACGCATACAGCAAGAACATATTTTATCTGAAACTGTCAGATGATAAATTGTATAAGCAGTTTAAGGATTTGGATTCTGCAAAAATATCAAGCCGACCATACATCAGGACGACAATGCAGGATTTACTTGTTACCGGAAACATCGTAAACGGGTCAAATATCATTACCGGAATATCCGATATAGAACTCGCTTATCTTGACATCGGGGACTATGTCACAGGAACGGGAATCCCGACAGACGCATACATCGAAACGATAGACGAGGATAACAATAATCTTATTCTTAACTGTAACTGTACGGCGACAACAAATGATCTTACCATTACGGTCTACTCTTCAAGGCTTCTGCTTGATGCTTCAAAGAGTATATCAAACGGGACAATCACGCCGGAGAAGTTGGCGGACATAGAAACATCTTCGTTGATATACAGAAGATCTGCCGGAACAGGTGTCCCGGAAGTCCAGACTCTTGCAACTGTTAAAACAGATTTAGGTTTGACTGGAACCAATAGCGGTGATGAAATTGAAGCCTCCGGATCAAACAGTAACGGGTCATACATTCAATTCACTGATGGGACGATGATTCAGTGGGGATCAAAACCAGTACTTACTCCGAGCGAGACATCTTCTTATTATTTCCCGATTTATTTTGCCGTAGGTGCGGATATAGCTCTTACAAGCTCAACAATTCCGTATGCACATGTCGGATATTTTTGTGCAGTTTGGGTTGCAGGTCGTGACGCTTTTTCTGCTCATTGTCCGGCAGCAAATGCATTCCATTGGACAGCAATAGGAAGGTGGAAAGCATGAGAATAAAATATAGCCCTTGCAAATGGAATCCTTATGCTGAACTTGAAGGATTGCCAGATACCGAAATAAAGTATATTAATGAAAATTCAATCACAATCGACGACGAGCTATATGAATTCGATCCGGACTCGGTGGCTTTTGAAAACTTGGCAACTCTTACAGATGGAATTATAATTGATGCATTTAGAAATGAATCCGATGAACTATATTTAACAGTTAGAAGATTTTACACGGAATCCTGCACCGAATGGGACAATGGAGAATACCATGAAATTAATGGGTAAAACAAAAGTTCAGATTATTGAAGAACAGCAGGCTAAAAAAATCAAGGATGATCTCGAAAGCACACAAAAGGAATTAGACGCAGAGCTTAATGATATATTAAGAAACATGGCTATTGAAAAATATATCGAAAAACAAAAGAGCAAATAAGGAGGGAATATGTCAGTTATCGCAATAACTCAAATAATTGAATCAGCCATAAATGTCACGCTCACAGCTCTACAGGGCAAAGTTCAGCGTGTTGTCAATACCGGAGCATCAAGCATAACCGTTACGCTTGGTTCCGGCGGGAGTACCGTATCGGTAGCCACAGGTGCGT